TTATCATAAGGCGGGTGGCTTGTCAAAAGTTATTTGGCGAAAAATATCCTGACCTACATTTAAAATGATTTAAAATAAATTAAAAAAACCCTTGTAACTTAAAGCAAAATGGAGATAATTCTTTCATGGCTAACAACTACACAGAAACTACCCGTTCTCATGGTAAAGATCGCATCTATGATTGGATGCTTAATCACACCACTAAAAGGAATCAAGAGCATGACAGAAAGACTGCTTTTTATACCTTATCGGCAAGCTCAGTGGAACATGAAAAAAAGATGCTTCCTCATTGTAACTACATAGAGTCTTGGAACACATCAAAGAAACACACAAATCAAAATCATGAACTCCTTTGTGATATCGAAAATAAAGAGGACATTTCTTTAACAGCAGTTAGAGGAGACATAAACCATGAAAGGGGTTTGAATCCATTGATTGAAGAAGGGTCTTTAAGCACCTTTTTCTATGATTACTGCGGTTTGCATAAATGTATTGATGGTTTTAAGGAGGCTTGCCAGAATCAAAAAGATTTGCACGAACGTGGGGTCGTGACCGCTTTCTATGTTACATTCACAATCAGCGGGAGAAGTAAAGACGGAAGCTCAAGAATGAAAGAGCTATCAAAAGAGGTTTTTGGAATTGATGAATCCGACGACGTTAAACGCTCTTTGCCAAAAGTCTTTGAAGGGGTCAAGCAAATCGGTGAAGATTATAGCGGTGGCGCGAAGCTTACCGATGGAGCTTACTACCGCAATGGCCCAGCGATTGTTTTAACTGTCCTTTTCGAACATAAAAAATTCGCAAGGTCAATTAAAGCAAGACAACTTAAAGACTTCTCTGACCGCAGTAAGCTTTCCGCGCAAAGAACTAAATCTTTTAAAGATTCGACCTTTAACAAATTAGAAGAGCAGATGAAAGAAGAACAAAAGAAAGTTGTTTTTGCCATGATTTATGACTTAGCCAAACAAGGAGGCATTACAGCGACTGAAATGAGTAAGGCTTTTAGAAGTCCACAGGCTATCGCTCACCATGCCCCCGGGTTTCGGAAAAAACTTAAACGCTTTGATCATACCAAGTAATTAGGAAAGATTCCCGTAACTCGTTGATAATCAGCGAGTTACGGCGAACCGCCCCGCCGCCGCCCGTAACTCGTTGATAGTCAGTGTGTTACGGGGGTTTTCCCTCTATCATAAAACTGGGGGTCTTGTAAAGGGTTATTTGACGAAAAATATTCTGACCTACAAATTATTTTCATTTTTGTTCAATTAGTAGTTGTCACAAGTGTTTTTTTAGATCATACTCCTGCCGTTATGCTTATCTATGCTAAAAACAAAATCGATGCCGAAGCCCTTTCTGGAGTCCAAACCCCAGAAGCAACTGAAACCCATACCCCAATCCCTCACCGCAAGTTGGTGGATATGACCCGCGAGGCCATTGGTCGCGCTGGGTTTGAAGTCTCCGAAGAGGAACACGCTCTTGCCCGTGGCGGTCTGCGTTACTTCGGAGGCTTTGCCCTCAAGGGGAAGGACATTTCTGGAGAGGATCGCAAGATCGTCTTGGGTCTTCGGAACGCTCACGATAAATCTTTTGCTGCTTCTATTGCTGCTGGCAATCAAATGATGGTTTGTGAAAATCTTTGCTTCTCTTCTGATGTGAAGTTGGCTCGCCGTCATACCACTAATATTCTGTCGGATCTTCCCCGTGTGCTTTCTTCTGCCGTTGCCAAGGTTAAAGATCACTGGTCTGACATGGCAAAGCGCATCGAGTCTTACCAGCAAACTGAAGTCGAGTCTGCCTCAGACTTGATTGTTGAGCTTGTTGATGCCAAGGCTTTCCCAGCCCGTGACATTTACAAGGCTGTTAATGAGTTCCGCAACCCTCGTCACGAAGAATTCAAGGGTGGTTCACTCTGGACTCTCTACAATTCTGTAACTGAGAACCTGAAAGGTAGCGACCTTTCCAAGTTGTCTGACCGCACAATGCGTATGCAGTCAATCTTTGACAGGGTGGCAAACCCAGTTATCACTGAAGAGGATCGCACTTCCGCAGTTGTTTTGTCTGCCTAACCTATAACGCCCCCCGCGAGGGGGGCTTCTTAACATGAAAGAACAAGACAGAACTTTTTTTGAGAATGTGGTTTTCACTTGCATTTTCCTTTTGTCAGGGTTAATATCTCTTATCGGCGTTGTGCATCTTGTGAAAATGGCCTTTTGATTTTTGTAGGTGCTAGTAGTGTAACCTCGTCCCCTCGGAAAGTGCTAAAGTCATCCGTGGGGGCGGGGTTTTTCTTTTGTAGGAATAAAAAACGCTCTAAGTCGTTGAGTATCAATGAGTTACGGCGAAGCGCCCCGCCGCGCCCCGTAACTCACTATCGTTCAGTGACTTATGAAGATTTTTTTTTAATTAAAAACATTAAATAGGCTTGTGCTAGGATGAAATTCTGTCAGAATACTCTCGTTATGGAAATCAGAGTTTACTACAACCTCCACAAGCGATGCCTAAGCATTCAAGGAAAAGTCGATGGTGAGTGGCGGGTGGCTCGCCATGCAGAGCAGTGCATTATTAAAAACGCCAAGTTCAAAGTCTCCGAAGCTGGTCGCCAGCGGGTTTTAAAAGAACAAAGAAAAAATGTTCATGCTGTAATTGTAGGGGAAGAGCTTAATCAAATCAGTTACTCCAAAGTCCCTAATGCTTCTGTGACCTACAACCCTTATAAGGCAAAGACTTTTGTTGATGAGCGCAACAACCCTATTCATGAAGCTGAAATTGTTGTGATTCGCGGTAACAAGAACGGCTATGTAATTTTCGCAGAATAAAAACTATGAACGACGAAACACCAAAAATTAAACTGACAGGGGTATTCCCCAAAACCTTCAGAGCATATAAGCAAGTTCAATCCAACCTAGGATCAAGAAAACAATTCGTTGGTATCTCCTCGGGCATCTTTCATCTTCCGACTAAGGATTCTGGGCTTTGCTGCTTTGAATACACTGATGACAAAAAAGAAGTGATGTTCCAAGTTTCCCTGCATGGAGCGGTTGAACTAAGAGAACACTTTTTAAAATTAGGTTATACAGAATTAGCCCCAAAAATGAGATGACAATAGAAGTAATTAGAAAAGAAGTTTGGGGTAATGAACTCACTTATGTAAAAGATGAATCTGTTAGGAACTCCGTAAGGAAACTAACAGGCAGAAAGAGTTTAACAATTAGTGACATAGAAGCACTTAAAGAGTTGGGTTTTGTTTTGATCCGACGGTATGATTCAGAAAGATTATGATTAAAGAATACACAATGCCCTGCATCCATATGAATGGATCAGGAGAGACTAGTCTACGCAGACAATACAATGAATTGTTTGAAGCTGTAAGCGAGGCGCAAATTAAGCTCCTTTTTGATACAGACTTTCACCAGAGAGATTACTACCCTCTTGGGGATGAAGCTTGGGATAAAGCTTATCAAGAAAGAGAAGAAGTGAAGGAAGCAATGAACAAGGTCTATCAATATGCGAAGCAGCATATGCACTTCCTTGAATATGGAAAGGAGCCACTGACAGATAAAGAATAAATAAAAGCTCCGTAACTCGTTGACTACCAGCGAGTTACGGCGAACCGCCCCGCCGCGCCCCGTAACTCCTTATCAATCAGTGAGTTACGGGGTTTTTTTCTATATACGAAAAAACTAAGAGTGCAAGCGCGAAATAAAATAATAAAAAATCAAAAAAACTCTTGTCCCGCAGAAAAATCCTGTCAGAATACTTTCGTTATGGGATTAGATCAATACGCTCACAGACAGGACTCCAACGGAGAAGATGTAGAACTCGCCAATTGGAGAAAGCACAACGCCTTGCAAGGCTGGATGGAAAACCTCTGGACTCTCAAAACTGGGAAGCCAGCAAATGAATTGAATTGTGAACTCTTTGAGTTGACTACTGAGGATCTCAAAATCCTTCGGTCAGTCGTCGAAGCTGGAAAACTACCAGTAACGCAAGGTTTCTTTTATGGTTCTGACACTAGTCAAGACGATGCGCTCAAGGAGAAGGATCTCAAATTCATTAAGGACGCGCTTGAGGCGATTGATGATGGCGACAAGGTGTTTTATTCTTGCTGGTGGTAAACTTTAATATAAAAAAACACAATGAAATTACTTAATTCAGGCAACGCCAAAACTCTAAAGGGTGAAAAGGTTGGGTTCCGCACGTTCGGACTCCATCTTTCCCCTGCTACCAAATCAGGATTCAACGTCTGCCAATGGGCAAGCGCGGGATGCCGTGCAGCTTGTTTAGATACAGCGGGGCGCGGTTGTATGTCCAACGTGCAAAATTCTAGAATCGCTAAAACTCAAAGGTTCTTTAAAGATAACTTCGGTTTTATGTCGGATCTTCGGATTGAAATCGGCAAGGCTATCAAAAGCGCAGCGAGAAAAAGCCTCACCCCTTGTTTCCGTCTCAATCTTACAAGTGATATTCCTTGGGAGAACATGAAGAAGGGGAGCAAGACAAGTGTGATCGAAGAGTTTTCAGAAGTTAATTTTTATGATTATACCAAGGGCTTTACTAGGATGATGGCTTGGCTTCATGGCAAGATGCCCGACAACTACCACCTGACCTTTTCCCGCAGTGAAGAGACTAGCGATGACAGAATAAAAAAGATTCTTTCGTTAGGTGGCAACGTTGCGGTTGTCTTCCGTGGTTCACTCCCTAAAACTTATCTCGGCTTTCCCGTCGTCGATGGTGATGAGAATGATCTCCGCTTCAAAGATGAAAAGGGCGTGATCGTTGGATTGGTTGAGAAAGGTCTTGCAAAAAAAGACGAAACAGGTTTTGTTGTCGAGCCAAAATGAGTGTCATCGAATCACTAGCAAGGCTAGGTGTGAGTTTTTGGGTAACAATCTTAATTGGATTAATTCTTTTAAGAAGAGACAGAACAGACAAAGCAGAAAAATAAAAACATGAGAAAACTACTAGGACTTTGCCCCAAAACTTTCCATATCCACAGGAATGCAACTGGAGAATGGGGTTTTGAATATCACAATGAGGAAGAAATAATCTTTTTTAAAGTGTCCTTTCACGGGGCAATAGCATTAAAAGAGGAATTCAAAAAGCATGGTTACAAGGAAGTGACTCGCGAGACTCACATAAACGCATACAAAAAATAAAATGGAACCAATTAAACCAGACTTCTCCGAAGCGAACAAGTTCGCCGTTTTAAAAAGAGGTTTTAGAGATGAATTCGATAAAGCCTATAATAATTTTTGGAAGCGTAGGAACATGGAAACTCCCGACCTTGGCTGGTTCGGGGATAGAAAAAAACGAAAAGAAGAAATGAAATCTGCCAAATAAAAAACCCTCGTAACTCGTTGATTGACAGCGAGTTACGGGCGGCGGCGGGGCCGTTCGCCGTAACTCCTTACTAATCAGTGACTTACGGCGGAATTTTTAATTAATTTAAATTTGACGATGCTTCAGCCTCATGGTATGTTTCTCTCAGACATGAAAAAACAAGTAAGCACAAAGAGACTCCTAGATACTCTACTCCGATCCTACATGGATACCAATGACCTAAAGAACATTTACAATGGCGACGGAAGCGAGCTAATGACGGTTGATGAAGCTGTAAAGTTCGTCGATGGGTTGAAAGAGGAGGCTAGTCCTGAGCAGGTTGCATTCGAATCTCAACTGGATACTATGATGGAAGAGTTTAGGAATGTCTTCCCTCCTTCTATGGGCGAAGCTGAACGTGGAGGTAGTTGGTTTGACCTTATGCACAGCGTTTGGAATAAGCACGTTCAAGTTGAGTTGATGGAAAAATACAGCAATCTATAATAACATGATACACGAACGAATTAAAAAACTAAAAAAAGAAGCCCAGAGGAGATCCCTCTGTTTCTAGAAGCTGCGGGAATCTTCAAGACGATTGACGGTCTGTCAATCACTGGAGACAGGCAGAAGCTGGAACAAATAGAAAAGATTTTGGATTTTCGCCCTGCGACAAAAGATGGTCGCGACTTGAGAGCTGTAATGATCTTGAAGGCAGAAGCCAAATCTCAGGAGGGGATGTTTGGAGATGGGACATTCTTGATCGATTAAAAAATAAATTCCTTTTAACTCGTTGACCGACAGCGAGTTACGGAGGACGGGGGCGCGGAGCGCCGTAACTCCCTACTACTCAATGACTTACAGATATAATTGGATATCGAACGTGGTCGCCCCCGCTAACCGCACCTTTATTTGGGGCTTGTTATTTGATCTGGGTTTATTTAGTTTGTTTTGTGCGATCTGGGCAATTACATTATTTACGTTGTTTGATTAGATCTGGCATTATTTGTTTTTGTTTTTGTTTATTCGGGGCGCTGCATTATTTGGGCGCTCTCTTTCGATCTGGGCTTGCCTATTATTTGCGAAATGTCACCCGACCTGCACTTTTTTTATTATTTTTTAACGTGGCTGGTGCAGTGAGGTAAAAGTTTTAAAAACTTTTTGTATTTACCCCCGTGCAGAAATTGACTTTTTTTATAATTTTTTTTGTTTGGGTTTACCGAAGCCAAGTAAAAAGACCAACCTCACTGTGGCAGCTACGTCAAACAAAAGAGCCGCAAATCCTTTAAAATCAAGGAAAACTATTGTGTGTGGAATTTTTATTATTTTTATTTAATTAAATAGGGCAATCCACATCCAGTATTTGAACACCCATTCCTCCAGTATTCCCTCTATTATTCTCCCTTATATTGTTGTTATGTATTATTGGTAGTTTATGTTGTAGGTATGGGGGTTAGGCGACGATGGGAGGGGGTTGGTGCAGTAGGTATATGGACGTAAAACTATACTATATGTTGTGGTTTTAGTGTCCGACACTACAATATGTAACAAACAAAAGAGTTTTGTAATTACAAATGAACAATATTATATATCACAGCCCCAAATATCAATCTTCATAATCATACCTAAAGTCCCCATCATTATACAATCCTACATTGTAGACCACGGGCAATCTACTCATCTGGAACATGAAGTTATCTTTGATTATGGTGTATCCCTTGACCTTGTGCTTGGTGGCTTTGATCGCTGATCGAAGGGAGCCGCCATGTTGGAACATGTATGGGAGGGCATGTTTGTAGAGTAGGAATTTATAAAAATAAAAAATACTACTGAAATTAATGCGCCCATTAAACACATCATCATATGATCTAGCCCCAAATATATTATGAGCCAAGTTCTTATCTTCTTCTACCTCCTCTGGTTTACCAATCATTCCAATTGACAGACCTGTTCCCCATTGTGATACTACATACCTCATGCTAACTCCTTCAATATGTTTGTTCCCTTGACTGTGATCTTACGCTTACCATCGATCTCCATGAATCCACTTCGAAGGAGGTTGTTCTCTGCCTCAAGCTGGATGGCAGAGCGGGACATCCCAGTAACAGCCGATAGCATCTGGAGAGAGCTAGGGCCGTTGGATTTGAGAATGTCAAGGATCTGGACCTCAAGGTTAGTTAAACCCTGTGGTTTGATCCCCAAGATTTGTTTTATTTTAAGCCAAGCTTTTGCATCCACCCTTGGATTGTTGTTGATCTCGCAGAATGCTTTGATCTCCAAAGCTCTTTTGATTGCGCTACGAGCGTTACCACGAACGGTGTCAGCGATCTGATCAAGGACAACCTTATCGAACTGAACCCAATCAATTTTCTTCTGAATGATGTGAGCAAGCTCCTTAGAAACATAAGGCTTGAAATCTACAATAGTCATACGATCCTTCAATGGATCGAAGATTTTGTGGAGTTCTGTAGTAGCAAACAAGAAATTCTGCTTTTCAAAGTCGAATGTGGCGAAACCTTCTCCAATGGAAACTTGCTTACTCTTACTCCCCTCAGTGTTGAACACCGTCAAGAATACCTCAACCAAATCTTTAGGGAGAGCGTGACACTCATCCAAAAGGACAGTGATCTCCTCTCCAGCGATAGCTGGCATGAAGACCTGTTCAAAAAACTGTTGAGCATTGCGGATTGTCCCGCAGTTAATCTCAAGAAGTTTTCTTTTGATTCCCTTGGCGAACTCCTTAGCGAACTCAGTCTTACCCAAACCTTTAGCTCCGTTGAGCATGATGGGTGGAATGATAGAGCCAGCTTTGTGAGCTTTAGCATAGAAATCAAGGCGACCCTTGACTTCACTCTGACCTACAAGTCTTTCAAACATAGCTTAGTGGATTTGGAATTGGATAGTCTCTGTAGCTTCAAGCTCATCGGTAACTGAAGAGATAGTCAAGGATGGAGCAGATGACTCTTGGATCTCAATACCAATCGAATCAAGCCACTTTTTACTGACTGATACGTTGGCGTTGGGGCCAAGACTATTATTAAGATCAGCGAGTTTGATGCTGATGAAACTGGTTGAACCCTTGGGGCGACCACGACCTCGTTTTGTTGTATTACTCATAACTGGACGTAGGTTAAGCTCGGATCTTGAGGGAGTCAACTTTTTTTTTGATTAAAAATGAATTATTTTCGAGACCAGAGTTTTAAGCAAGGATCTACAAACAAATAACCCGCCCCCTCAAAACAAAAAACGGGGACGGGCTATGCACCAACAAATGAATATTTAATATTTTTTATTCCCCAGTCTCAAACGAATGAATCTGTCTCTCCTCCATAAGCATTGCCTTTGCTAAAATTGCATAATTAACAATATCATCGCAAGCATCTTCGACACTCTCATTTGAGACCTTTAACTGCTTGTCATTTGTGAAAGACCTAATCCTTTGAATCTTATCAATGACTCTAAGCAGTAAGCCTTGCACTGGATCAATACCCAGAACGGATGCAGCGTTAAAATTAGCGAAAGGATCGGTGGCTTTTTCTCCACCAGTATAATCGTTATTTTTTTGCTTCATGATCTCCCTGCAATTTTCACAGGTGTCTTTATGTAGTTTTAATAGTCCTTCAGTTGTCATAATTATTTTCTTGAGATTTTATTCTTTCTATATGTCTGTCCCACATGGCATCAGAAGAATTTTCGTTTTCATATTGTTTTATTAGCTGTTCTGCCTTCTCGATTCTGCTCTGAGCCAACTTAGATCGAGCCTCCCAATACACTTGAAATGGAAACTTAAACCAACAAACTAATCCGACGATTAGCCCCAGTGGAACGCCGATTACAATAGCCCCCAAAAAAATAATAAGTTCTTGTATTTTATATATCATAATTAATATCACTTTTTAATTCACTTATAGGCATGTTATACATGTTTGCATGGACTCTAAAACCATTTGATATATCTATCTGCCCCTTACGCATATACTTAGCCTTCTTAAAGTATTCGTCTTGATTCATGTAACCACATAACCAAATTGATTTAACTTTGTGGTAAGTGGTGTTTCTACCTTTCCCCTCTTTCTTATCGAAGGTGATCGAAATAAAAGCGTAAACATCTGTTTTTTGATGCTTGCTGGTTGCAGCGATAGAGACTTCGTAATGACCTTCAACGTCTCTCGTTCTCCTCTTGGTTTTAACCTCAATCTTTTTTCCGCTCTTTAATAAATCATAATTGTATTTCTCGTTCCCCTCATCGCAAGAAACATTATCTGCTTTTAGGTGTCTGGCTAGAGCTATTTCGCCAAGGTAACCAGCTAAATTCCCACCTCCAGATGTGATTGAATTCTTGATGGAGCCTAAAGCTTTAGATTTTTTTATTGCTTCCCTCGACATCCAAGGAAAATATTTTAGTTTTTTAGGAATCATAGAAATTAATTAGTTTTTTTAAAAAAAAGCTGTAAAATTGTAGTCCATATTTGGAAATATCACAGTCGATCTGGGGGAATTGTTTTGAATTTCCCTTTGGATTTTAATCTCCTAGATGCCATAGAAATTTCTGTCAAAGAAAATTTTTTACCGTGATAAATTGTAGGGCTAAAATGCTTATATTTTTTTATCAAACGCGAAACTTCTTTTGTTGTCAAAGAAAACCACTCATTATGAAGATGTCTTTTGATACATAAATGGTGCAAATACCTTTCTTTAAGTTTGCTACCTCTCATTTTACCATCTAATTTTAAACGTTGAGGACTACATGCTTGGAGAGCTTTGATTCTTTTATCTAAACTCCTGTTGCTTTTACTAAAGCCAATTTTTACTTTGTCTGAGTTTCCTGCTCGTAAAATATAAATCATAGACGATCTGGGTCTTCTTCAATAGTCTCCAGCAATCTCTCCACCTTTTTCCTGCTATCGTCTTCGTATACAGCTAATTCAGCAAACTTGTGGTCTGTTCCGAATACCTCTTTCATTTTCTTTGACATCTTGGGGTCCACATCAAACACTTCTTGAGTGTCTGGTTTATGCCGAAACAAACCGAACAGTAATTTAATTAGTTTTTTCATGTTAAAGCTCTTTTATGCGATCAATAACCATTTGGTAGGTAGCGGCAGAAGTATCATTCTTTCTGTTGGGGGCAATCATCTCATGCGTCAGAATATTGTCAATACCTAAATCAAATTTATCCATGAGGTATTTGCATTTCTTGGCAGCGGAATCAATCTCAACCGCACTTGGCGTACGTTTGTTAGTGTCTCCATAAAAAGAAATACCAACGCTATGACCATTTAGACCGCTTACACCTTTCCAAGAAGATCTCCCAGCGTGCCAAGCTCTCTTTTTATCATAGACAAATTGTGTACGAGACCCATCAGCAGCAATAAGATAGTGGTAACTAACCTTGGATGCGGCATTTAAAATCCACGAACGAGTCCCATCATGACTTCCACTGCTATGATGCAGAATAACATACTTAGGTTTAATCGGCCCAGACTGGTTTGGGGACGCTTTGTAAACTTCAGGGTAATCATCTTTAAGTTCTTGAGCTTCAGGCTCTGGCTTTTCTGGCTCACCTTTATCATCATGAATCAGATTCTCCCAAATCATTTTCCATGTAGCAGGGCCATCAATTCCGTCAGCTTTAAGGCCAAGTTTTTTTTGAACTTGTTTAACAATATCAATTTTTCCTTTAAACTTCATACATTTAAAAAAATATTATTTTAATTTTATTCGGCGCTAGTCTCGGCACTGGTCTCGGCACTGGTCTCGGCACTGGTCTCCCAAGGTGGCTCAGAACTTGACTCAGAGCTACTGTATTCTGCACTCGTATACTCCGCACTGGTTTCGGCACTGGTCTCGGCACTGGTCTCGGCGCTCGTTTCCGCGCTGTTATCAAACCAGCTAGGTCTTAACTTACGAAGTGCAGCGACGAATCGAGCCTGAAGTTTTTTAGCATCGAAGGCTTTGCTACCGTGCGTTGAAAAATCCGCTTCAGTAAGTGTATAATTTGTCGATACACCTGCCCGTGCATCAGCAGTCTCGATCATGGCGTTGATGTCTGAAATATACTCTGCCACGGGAGTCCCACCTCCTGCCCCGCCCCATGTCCAGACAGTCACAAGTACAGGATTGCCGTCAAAAACTAAAAATGCAGGGTTGCCACTGTCGCCTTTGATTTTACTCTCATGAAAAATAAGTCTTTTGGGATCTGTGGGTGTCTGCATCCTACCTCCAGAGCGCCAATCTATGATGAGAGCTTTCTCTTCTTGATCAAGACCAAGGCAAGCTATCTTACTGAAGTTATCTAAGTAGTCACTGTAATTGCTAGGCATTACAGAACAAGGCTTTATCGCGGAGGGAAGGTCACTGTCTAAAGTATAGATTGTTAAGTCTGGAGTGTAGTTTCTACATTCGGGATGTCGAGCCTTTCCTGTCACGGTGCGATCATGCACTGTGCCGTTTTTCTCTACAAACCTAACCACTGCCCCCACAGAATACTCGTAGTGCGCTGCACCTATAATGTGCCTTGGGGTTACTAATGTTCCCGCTTTCTTATGGCCACCACTACTATTCCAAGGAGATACGCATGTAATGTCTAAGTCTCCACACCATAAATCGGGGTTCCTAACATAGGTGGAGCTTGCATGATCTTGAGAGGTGAACACCTTCCCGTTAGCCTCCATAGTCATGGTCTCATCCAGAAGGTCATCAATTTGTTTAGAGCAGTGAATAGAAATAGCTTTCATAATTGATTATATCTTTGTGTGTAAATTTATCTAATTAAAAATGGTGCGCTCGGTGAGATTCGAACTCACGACCAAGGGTTTATGAGACCCCTGCTCTAACCACTGAGCTACAAGCGCATTAAATACAAATTCTTTTTACTTCACTTCCTCTAACTTCCATACAAGATAGCGCTCTTTAGATTCAGGAGGAGCTTTAACTGCTTTCTCTACTTGTGATCTTGTGATCTTATCATTTTTAGATGTAAACGTTACGATCACATAGCTCGGAATTGTAGCCCATCTAATAGGCTTATGCTCTTCTCCTTTTTTAATACGGATTTGAGACGCTTTAAATGTTTTTGTCAATACCTCCCAGACATGAATTCTACCTTCGCCAACTGATACTCCAGTCATTATTGAAGTATATTTAGTTTCTCCTAATACTACTGTTGTTAAGCCTACTAAAGCTACAAGTGTAAATAATGCTTTACTTAGTCTCATTTTTTATTAGTATTTTTTAAAGTTGGCAACCCGTAGGGGGATCGAACCCCTATTGCCAGAATGAAAATCTGGAGTCCTAACCATTAGACGAACGGGTCTCACTTTCTTCTATGCTTTTCAATTTGCCCTTTCCTGCCTGAAACGGTTCCTCTAATAACATTCAATTCCTTAATAGATAGATCTTTAAAATTTTCAAGAACCCATTCAAGATAATGGGTAGGAACTTTTTTTAAACAATAATTTTTATATTTGCCAAAAGTTATAATCCACTTACCAGACTCTCTTTTAAGATTCTCCATACAATAAATTAATAATAGCTCTGGAGGGGATCGAACCCTCACGATCTAGGATCAACGGATTTTAAATCCGCAGCGTCTACCAATTCCGCCACAGAGCCTAAATTTACTTGACTGATACCACAATATATTCGTGATTATCTTTATAACTGTGAGCGTAGTTAATGCAATCCTTGAAGTCTCCTTGATAATCAATAAACGAAGCATCGACAACTAGGAAATCACCGTCTGGAAGAGGGTATTTTTCTGCACCCTTAGCCAAGTGAGTTGAAGAGATTCTCCAACCATTCGCATCCCTCTTAACCAAACTTTTAAAACGCTTCATTTCGGAAGGATGATCGTCTTCATTAAAATGACTAAGCATTTTCTCCAGTTGAAACTTAGTGAGAGACACACAAGCCTCAACTTTTTCTGGATAAACAATCTTTTCTTGAGTGATTGTTTTGACTTCAGGAGTCTTAAAGTAATCCCAAGTCACAAGCACACAAAACGTTAGTGATGCAGCTAAGAATAATTGTGTTTTTGATACAGCTATGGATAATTTCGTTTTCATTTTCTTTTGTTTTAATGCGGAGTCTTCGCTCTTTTCAGGACTCTAAGATAGAAGCTCGTCCTTGTCAAGCTCCTTT